ATGGGTTTTTCAAAAACAATGAACATTGTTTTTTATCATTTTATTAATTAAATAAACGGTATGTAAAGGTTTCCCTCTCAGTATTATGACTAAATATAGTTAACAGAAGGAGGAATGGGAAGTATGCTGAAAATTTTGCACATTATTTTTTCAATCATTGTAGTATCACTCGCTGCATATGGACTTATTACTCACGATTATCAGCTGAATTTCTTAATGATATTCTTCTTAGGTTTAATTATGTTAATATTAGGACTTAGGGAATTTCAGCAAAAGAGAAAAGTTTATGGTTGGTTCCTAATTGGAGTATTTTTATTTTCAGTATATGTGTCAATTCAAAGTTTTGTACTGATTTAAAAAAAGCATGTCCACCGAAAAAGTACATCGGTGACATGCTTAGTGATGGATAGAAACGCCAAAGTGACGGATAGAAAGATTGAAACGATGGATAGAACAGCTCAAGTGGTGGATAGAATTATCAAAATGACGGTTAACGCTTTAAATTCTACGGCTATTACTTTTGTTCCAACTTAGATTGGCGATAGATACGAAGTAAATCCAGTCCTAGTAATAGTACGATGATATAAAATATAGGGCTGTTAAAGGATAAGCCTAATTCAGATTTGCCGCCAAGCAATGTTAAGACAATCCAAAGTCCTACGGTATACAATGTTACGCTAACATATGCTTTCTTAGATAGCCTTTTATATTGCCCCTTATCCATCGTGATTTGTACAATGACCAAAATCACTAAAATAAGCAGAATTATTTTTTTGCTTAGTACTGCAGCTAATGTGGTATCTGGGAAAAAATCATTGACGAAGAGTAGGGTGAAAAATACAAGAATACAAAAATTTAAAATGGTTGAAAGCCTCATGCAAAATCTCCTTAGTTGCCAGTATTCCTTTCATTGTATCATGGTTTTACTGGCGGAGAGAAATTATAAGTTGGACTCATGATATCGTTTGAGCATTGTTGCAAATTGCTCACGTGTTACGAAATTTTGAGGGTTAGAGCCATCCGTAATACCTTGACATTGCAGCCAATCCCATGCGGCCTTATGAGTTTCAGTGGCTTTACGCGTTGGAATAATAGCTTGTTTTGTTTGCAAAGCGTTTTCCAGTTCTTTTATTTTGTTTAGCAATTCATTGTATTGTGACATGGTTAGCTCTCCTTTAGCTTCATTCGTTAATGTTATGTATTTCATAGGATCAACGGCATTTGGTTGTCCCGTTTGCCAAAGACCATTATGTATTTCGAAGTGTAAATGAACACCAAATGCGCGTCCTGTATTTCCCATAATTCCGATTTGCTGCCCCTGCTTCACCTTTTGTCCTACTTGAACGCAGGAAGAATCTAAATGAGCATAATTTGTTTCATATGTTTTGCCATGGATTGTATGCTTAATCATAACAACATTTCCATAGCTGCTTAATGCCTGTGCTCGCGTAATAATGCCAGCAGCACTAGCAAAAATTGGAACCTTTCCTGTTGAAGCTAAATCGATGCCTTGGTGCCATTCCTTCCCAAAGCCGATATTTCGCCAACCAAATTTACTAGTTAAGCGAGCATTCTTCACAGGACTCATAAAATCGACCATTATCGCTCATCTCGTTTCGGTTTATTATAGGTTAATGCTCTTGAGGAATCACTTAGGTTAGCTGTTGTAGGATCAAGAATGGCATTATATGTACTAACGACTATTAATGCTAAAACATATGGATTGGAGACTGCATCCATAATTAATGTCCACACACTTTGCCAAGTAGTTAAATCCGCTCCGGTAATACCATGATAGGCAAAGAGGGGAGTAATTACAGATAATCCTACCGTAATCCAAAATTGAGGATTGCGAATGCGCACCTTCCAATTAATTTTCATCGACATCATTCCTTTCTTATAAGCCAAATAATTTTAAAATAAAAGCACCAATAATAATTGTAGGAAGAAGTATCCACCAATGCAGATATTGTTTAATGATGTCACCAATGGAGATATAATCCTTCTCAGATTCCTGCTTTAGATCTTCCTCAATACTATCCACACGTTGACCAATCCCTTTAACATCCTCCTGTAATTCAACCTGGGTCATATTTAATTTCGTAAGATTGATATTAATATTATTAAAGGTTTTATCCATTCGATGTAATTGAATTTGCTGATGCTTATTCATCTCCTGCTGCTGTTCGGATACTAATGTTAAGCGATATAATAATTCATGATTACCTTCTAATTTTGAAATTCGGTTCTCTTGATTCTTAATTTCAACCTCAGCACTAGCTAATCGTTCACCTAGTTTTTCATTAATCAATTTTTTATCACCGACTTTATCAAAATAATAAAAGAGTAGGGGAGGATAGCTCGCACCTACTCTTATAAAGCGTTGAATATTAATACATATATATTGTTTATACACTATTTATTAGTATTTTTGTATAAATATTCATTTGTTTTTAAATAATATGTACCTTTTATCGAATGTACTCGCTTGTACCACTGAAATGGTCTACATCCGATTTTAATTCATCAATTAATTTATCCATGCGTTCACGTAGAGTTATTTCATATAAGTTAGCCACATCTTCTACATTTTCATGGTATTGATTCTTAGAGAATGATTTTGTGAATGGTAATTCTTTAGGGAAGTACTTGAAAGAATCGCCAATATTCAATAATACTTCTTCACGTTCAGTAGGGGTTAGAACTTCATTAAAAGTAGGATTACCAGAGTCATCTAATACAGGGTCTCCATTTTCGTCAATGATAGGAACTTTAGTTACTACATTTTCGATAACCTTTTAGTAAATTTTCCACCAACATTTAAAATCTTTTGACCTCAATCTTATACAGCTTCTAGAAAATTTGGTGATTGCTCAACAACTCAAAGTAAATCAATATATTCCAACTCCGTTATCTCGTTATGAGGCGTATCCTCTTGAACTTCATCGTTAGTTTTTTCAATTACATCATTCCTTTTTACTCTATGAACAACGCATAATTATATTGTTGACTGGTTGCCATTGTTCCTCCACGAATGAAGAACGTAACTAACCAATTTGTGCTATCATATGGAATCACTCGAATATCGTATACCGAATGTCTACCAGCCCAGTCAGTTCCTTGCATCTGTCCGTTTACCATATATCGTCCATCTAGATTTAGAACAATAGTGCTAGGTTTGAAATATACTACCATATTTACAGAAGTTGTTTGTCCAGGGTTAAGGGCTGGAATGTTTATGACTCCCCGGTCAGTTTTCTTACCGGTCTGTATAGCTCTAATATTAGTAGCCATTTGAGCACCAGTAGCTGTCGGACTTGTAGATACACCTTTGTCAGTGATTGCCGCAGCTACATTTGTTTTAACATCACTGGCAGATTGCTTTAAATCCTGTATTGTGAACCAAACATCATCATGACCTAGAAAAGCTACTTGTTTCTGTCCATGTGCTACCATGTAGGTGACATTATTCTTTCTAAACTCTAATCCGAAGTCTTGTGTAGTACTTGCGTTTAATAAGAATTGAGCGCTAGAACCAGAATTAGAGTTAGGAACACCCATTTCAATTAGTGGAATATCTTTAGAAATAGAGAGGTTTCCACCTAACGTCATAGCCCCACCTAGTATATAGTTATTACCTGTTCCGTGTTGCACAGCAGATGGAATTTGCGGTGTCCAAGGATGTGGCTGAGAGATAGCAGGGTCTCGGGCTACTGTTATTCTATTAACTACATCAAAAATATTATAAGTACTAAAAATCTCCACTTTAATGCTAACACCATTCCTTGTGTTAGGTGCTTTTGTTATCGGAATATACACCCTACTAACATCCTCAACTAATTTTCTAATATAGAAACAAGTAGCGAACAATGGTGAAATATAGTTAATAGTCATAGTATTAGTGCCTACAACGTTACCAACCTTTGAGAAGTTATAGACTACTTCTGCTCCTCCCATGGAGTTCCCTACATTCCAATCACCTGACAACGTTAGCTTTATCAACCCTGAAAAAGCATTACCTACCGGAATATTTATATACAATGAATCTAACTTAGAATTGTCGTCATCCCAATCGTTAAAGTTAAAAACTCTAGAAGCAGACAAAGGACCTAAGTTAGTAATATTTGCATCATTATAAACATCTTTTTGCCATGAGCTATTAACTTTACTTTTAATTCCTTCTATCTCTTGTTGCAAAGTCGGATCCAACGTTTGTTTATTAACTTGACTACCTTTGTACGTCATTCTTCCACCTCCCATACATATGATTCTTTTAATTCCTTAATAACTGCTGCTCTGTAGTCAGATTGCGTTATTGTATCCAATGAAAAGATTTTTCCTGTCAAAGGATTAGGTTCTTTATTGACAATACGCCTAGCAATAACTTTTACTATTAACATATTAACTTCAACTGCCATTATAGGATACCACCTAATTCAACCTGCAATTTTAACATTTCCATTTCTTCTTTCATCTTTTCAATAAACAATTCTTGTTCCGTTTTCTGAACTACATATGACTTTATTATCGCCTTCTTAGTTTTCACATCCACGCTGGCTACATACCTTTTGAAATAATCAATGGCACCATGTGGTATTTCAATGTAAGATAACCCTTGCCAATCATCATAAAATTCTGTTTCACCTAACGCTTCACCTGTTTGATGTATTATTTTTCCGCTAACTGTTTCATATATAATTCTGTTACCTCGTTTTTTCATCTTGCAGCCTCCTTAATAACCGAAAATTACATAAGTATATGGCACTCCCGTTTTAGGTACGAACAACCTGTAATTACCTGCACCAACATTAGGACTCTTATAATTATAGCTTGCACTTGTTATCATATTATCATTATATGTTGTGACTTTAACTGACGGTTGCCCCGAAAATGGATCTCCGTTAGCCCATATAATAATTTCTGCGACACCTGTTAATAAATTATAGTTATAAGCAAATATCATAAATGGTACGAAATTCAAAAAAGTAATATCCATAGGAAATACAAGTGTTGAACTTGCCGTTCCGTTTACGTATTCTGGAGTTACTGGATTTACTCCTCCCCATGCTGTCCCTGTTACTTTTGAATTGGCATTAATAGAATTTATATTATTAATCATTTGGGCGAAAGTAGCGTTTGCATCCGTAGGAACGCCTTTACCAGTAATAGCGGATGCAAGTCCTTGCTTACTATTACCTACATGTGTAAAAATTGATTGTTGAATAGGGTCATTGATAACCATACCTAAATCAAATTGTTCTAATATAGTGTCATTTAAAACAGCAAACGGATTCCCCCAAGTTGTTTGATATTCTGCTACTATTGATAAAGGATTCAAATACTTTCTCTTGAAAATATCTATATAAAAATTTTCAAATCTATCAATATATATATCGCTAATATAAAAATTTTCAGCAAACGCACTAGACATAGAAACAATATTGGTATCCTTAAAGTGGACATTACCATCTGCTACGTTAACATGGTAATAGACTATACATCCACCACTTGCATTAGAGTTATTCCAATTTGACGTCATTGTTAATTTTAAAATACCTGACACAAGTGGACCTAACGTCAGTCTAACTTTTTCAGAAGTAGTATTATTCGCAAAGTTAACAATAGGGAATGTTTTTTTTGCAAAAGCACCACCTAAGTTAGTTATGACACTGTTGTTGTTGTTAAAATTAACACCTATCTTTTTCCCTAACTCAGTATTTATTTTAGAACCCACACTAGCAGCTAAAGCTTTTGTATTATCATTAGTAGTTAAGTTATCTACTAAGTCATTACCTATTTCTTGCCAACCCGGGTCTAAGATAACATATGATGTGTCAGATTCACTAAACCATATAGATCTAGAATATCTCTTGTTAGTTATTAAGTTTGTAGCTTGTAATTCATACATTATAGTGCCATCTACAATAGAGCTAGAAAATTCTACGATACAGTGATAGGAACCTATACTAGGTGGAAACTCATTTGTGTTTTCATCCACCAATGTTAAAAATCTACCGGACTTAGCACTCTTAATATGCTCTATAAAAACCTTATCATCTATTATTGTTACATAAGAATTACCACCTGCTAAAATAGCATCCTGTACATCTCGACCTAATTTTTCTAAAGTAATAGAGCCATCAATAATGTTATTACCATCAAACTGCACTGTCATGTTCGGCATATTACGGAACACAACTAATACAACATTATTCTTTGCAATTTCAGTATGTGGATTGTAAGGAATAGAAAGACGGTTATGTGTGATAGTGTAAGATACAGGCTCAAGGAATACTGTGTTATGGAATACCATTACTGAGTCAGTAACTTGATTATAAGTACCTGTTGGTAGTTCCCATATTGTTTGACTTACAGTGTCAGTAACTAATGGATAAGAATTAACATTTACATTGCCACCACCAGTACCTGAGCCACCGCCACCCTCAATCCATCCTGAGTCATGAATTAATGAGCTTGCATTATCAAATGTGTAAGTACGCATATAGGAGATAGCAGTAGTGGGGTTAATTACGTTAAATATCTTAACAACATTTTCGTTATCAGGATTTTCATAAACTAGTAAAGTAGCTACATGGTCTGTTTCTGTAGGCAAGAAATCAAGGGCGTCATTTTTAACCCAAAACATACCGTTATAATTTGCATCTATATAATCTTGTTCTGAAATAACGATTACCTTGTCACCAATACCTTTATCAGTGAAATATTCTTTTACTGTTGTGTCTTTATCATCAATCTGTTGTTGTGTATAAGTTCCAATTTCATCTGCTGTTAGCTCTACATTACCTGCACCATCAGGACTTTTACCATTAACAGTTGAGACAGCACCAGTACCATCTACACCACGTAATGCTAATAGAATCCAATTTGTGTTCGTTTCAGATGGAATAGAATTATGGTTGTTATCTCCCTTAGATTGCCATGTACTGCCATTATAAGTTACAACATTATTTTTAGAATAAGTAGTAGTACTATTCCATACAGTGGCTTGACCCCAACCTTTTATAGAATCTGCTGCTTTATTGGCTTCATCAGTAGCATTCTTGGTATCTGTTATAGCTACCTCAGCTTCATTAATTTTGTTATCAAACTCATTCTGACGATTTTGTTCATTTTGAATTCTGGTAGCTTCATTGGATTCACGTATACTTTCAGCATTTTTTCTATCTAATTCATTTTGTTGACGAATGTTCTCATTAGAATTTCTAGTATTTTCTGACGTGATACGATTTTGTTCATTTGTGTTTCTTATTTGTTCTGCATTATTTGCCTCATTGAGTACGTCGTTTAATTTGTCTTTTAAATTATTTGCTTCAGATAGGGTACTTTTCACTTCTTCATTAAGTAATTGAACTTCGGCAATCAAATCTTGAAGAATACCGATATAGCTTAGATCTTTATCTTTTAAGTGGTCAAATATGAAAATAGAGAATGGTTGAATTGATACCATTGATGTACCGGAGTATATAGAAAGAATGCTTGTTAACTTTCCGGCTTCATTCATCTCTACACCAACAAAATTATAAACAATCATTTGAGTGTTAACGTCTATGTATGGTTCACCGACAATTGTTTGACCTGAAGGCAATTTAAAGGTAATTTCAGCCCTTGTAAAAGCAGCTAAATCGAACTTTTTGCCATCATCAAATATTTTAAATTTTAATGTTGCTGAATCTCCTTGCTTAAAGGTAGGAACAACACTCGTCATTCTTCTTTTGATATCTACGTTTAATGTATATTCATTTTTAAATGACATTTATAAACTCCTTTCTCTAATTAATTTTTTCATTATTTAATTCATAGAAGTTGTAAACATGTTCAAATTGACTACAAACTAAATCATAGGTTTCTGCTAATTCTCCTGATACAGTTATTAATTCCTCATCTAAAAATAAATGAGTAATCGTAAGTAACATTTCTTTATTAGCTTCATTTAAATCAATATGAAAATATTCTTCCATTAACATATCTATTTCATTTACATAGTCAACAGATGCTTTGAAATTTCCTTTTTCATCATATATAATTTCTCCTTGCTCATCCTTAGTTGCATATTGTTTTCTTAATTCAAACTCCTCAGGTTGAATAACATTATTGTAATGTTGCTGTAGAAGACGATTAAATCTTGACCGTAATCTCGAAGCTTTACCTTTTAGCTTAAGATCGTAAAGTATTTTATGTGTGTTTAAAATGTCTTTATTTTTAATCTTCAATTTGTTGTTCAGCTCCTTCGATTAATTTCTTTGGAACAATACTTAAGATCGTATGCTTACTAATAATTACATCCCCAATACTGATAAAGTTAATTCTTTGATCATTTAATTCTGCTTTTAATGCTGCACTATCAAATTTATAATCCTTTAAATTTAATGTTTGACCATTGTTAAGTTGTACTTGATAATCCATAATATATCATTCTCCCTTATGTTAATTTTACATATCCCACATTAGTACCGTTGATACGTACATATAAATAGTTAGAAGCACTTGAATAAGCGATACCTATACCTGAAGTATGTCCTCTGGCTACACCGATAATGGATGCAGCCGCTGTAAAATCTACAACACCGTTAAAGCTAGTAGAATTCATGGAGCTAATTAATAAGGTATCCGAATAAATAGTCAAATAATTTCCATTGGAATAAATTTTACCTGTTGAACCAAATCTGTTGAAATAAATTCCACTACCACTAGTATCATTTAAATATAATCTATTACCAATTCTGACATCATCATTTATGTTAATATCTGCAGAATTGATTTTAGTTCCATTAATTGTCCCACCATTAATTATATTCCCATTGATAGTTGTTCCAGTTATCGTCCCACCATTAATAGTAGTCGCACTGATACTTCCACCATAAATGGAGGATGCAGAAACAGTAGTCCCAGATATACTACCTCCATTGATCGTAGTGCCATTAATTGTAGTACCGCTTATTGTGGATGCTGAAATATTTCCACTAAAAAAAGCATTACCATAAGTATCAATTTCAAAAGTTCTAGTACCATTTGTGCTATATCCGCGAATCCCATAATTGTCTATTTTCACACCATAGTTATAAGCAGTAGAAGTCTGAATAAGAAAGTTTTCCTGGGATGTCATTCTGCCTGAATTAGCGTTCAGCTCAAAAGTAATGCCACCAGAAGCGTTATAACCTGTAATTCCAGAAGAAGTAATCACTACACCTCGATAAGAGGAGGGGGAGGACTTTATAGTTAAATCGCCGATAATTTCAACTTGACCTGTTGTTGCATCGACATTAAAGGTACGTACACCATTGTTATTAAAAGCTCTAAATCCGCTTCCATCTAATTGAGTGCCTCGATAGGCATTGGAGGATGATCGAATATCAATTGCACCATCATATACCCGTAACCCATATTTATATTGGGAAGGGGAGTCTGGATGAGGGTATCTGCCGAGATGTACTTTAATTTTTCCATTTGTATCATAAACCGATTGAAGTCCGTTATAAATCGTGACTATGCCTAATTCATCTTCGATATGTAGTTTATTCCCCAGCAGTAGTCGTCCTGCTATTACCTCTGCGTGTACTCCACGCTTAGAAATCGCCACAGCTATAGAGTTGCCACCGTCAGGAGTAATGGCCATTAAGGCGTTATTAATAACGAGGTAGGTTTTGTCATCTTGTAAATCTTTGGAGTATAGTCCTCGTTCATTGATTGTAGTAGAATTTGCATAACCTCCGAGGAGAATATTTTTAGCTGTATCAAATTCACTATTAAGAATTTGTGTGACGCCATCCATTGCATCTTTGCCTTGATTCCATTTGTACTTATCCATATTGACTGTGGTAGATGTATTGGAGATATCATAAATGACTTTCTTTAATTTCCCATTCTCATCCACAACATCTTTGCCATTAGCAATCGTTAAATTGACAGAGTCATTATTAAAATCAAATTGCATTTCTATAATTTTTAATGTTAGCCTGACACGAAGTTCATCATTTTGAACTCGGATAATGTCACCAATTGCAATTTGTTTCATTGACATGGTTTCATGAAGATTGCTTAAATAACCTTCTAATCCAACATTGACATGAATAGGTGGTTCGTTTAGCGTTTTAAATATTTCTTTAGCCTCTTCCAATAAATCCTTTTCATCCGTAATAGAATCGTTGTGGTGTTCTTTGACAATGATGTATTTATTTAATTCTGTGATTTCTTCAGGAGAAAAGTTATGTTCCATTTTTAATTGAAGACCTAAATCCGACATCTGCTGCTCAATATTCATTAATTGTATGTTCAAAGTTGCGATCTGCGAATTTTTATTATTAATTTCATTTTGTTTTGCATTGATGCGGGAAATAACATTTGACCAATCAGCTCTACCAGGTGCTTGATCTTGATAGGTATAGTTGATAACATCTCGTTCATTTAAATAGGTTTTTAATTGAGTTTCTAAATTAGATAATTCTTGTTCTTCTTGCTGAATGTCGTCTTGTTTTGCTTTCTTCTGTGCTACTAATGAATCGAATTGACCCTGGAATGATTGTAATTTTCTTTTGTATTTTGTCAGGGCTATACATAATTGATTGGACATATAATCCGATTGTTTAATTACGTTGTAGTTAGTGTCACATTCAAAAGGATATATAAAGTAACTAAAATCTTCTAAGTAGTTTGAACCAGTAGGGGAGAGCGCTCGAAATTCTAAGCCATCCTGACCATAAGCTTTTAAGCGTGTAACCATATCTTCGGCTTTAGTTGCTACTGAAAGGGAATCAAGTAATATGCCCTCTTTTAGCCTAACACCGCGATTCATTCCTATATGATTAGGCTGATGTAGATTAACTTTACGATTCTTTGTATCCCAGACAATTAATGCATTAAACCTTTCCGCAATATCAAACAAACACTGCAAAACTGTGGCAGAACTTACATCAAATGAGCGATATTTCAAATTAAAAGCAGCATCCACATAGTCTAGCTTCCATTCCGTTTCTGCTAAGAAAAAATTTACATATTCAGATAGAGTTTTAGAGGTTTCTTCATAGTCACGAATGTTTTTGTCTGCTAATTCAATACCACAACTATAGGCTGTATAAGAAATTGAATTTCCATCGTTGCCTACTTGCTTATTTTTATCCAAGAAAAGGAAGTATTCTACTTGATTGTTGTAGGTCATTTTTAAATAATAGCGATCTTTGATTAGATCAATTAAAGGATTGTCGATTAAAATATGCTGTCGTTCAATTTTTGTAGGAATTGTAAAACTTATTTCATTAATAGCTCCTAGTCGAATGGTCAAACCTAATCCATATATTTCTTTTAGTGGAGAGATAACAGTACGGTCAGGCTTACAAAGTTTTAATAGTGGATAAGTATGATCACTTATCGTATTTATATAGCTTAAAGCTCCCATGTTAATTCACCTCCTTCCTGTAGGTATTTGTATTCAACACTAAATTCAATTTTATAATTACCTTGGAACTGTATCTCATAATTAGAATTACATTCTCTTGCTTCTTCCCCCTCAATATCTAACCAATAGTCATTATGAAAATCATATAAATAACGAGAATTATATTCTTGAGAGGACACAATCATTTCATTTTCACAGTCAACTGTAACGATTTCATTAGCTAAAACATTTGTAATAATAAATTCCTTATTATCTGTGATGTTTCGAATAATAATCGGAATTTTATCTCCAATTTGAGTTATTTTTAAAAAAGGTCGAATTGTTGCATCGCCTTCATTGAAAAAATTCCAAGTTTCTTCACCATCCACATGAAAATCATATGTTTTCTTAGGGGAGTAGCGGTAGGCATCTTTACATCTAAAGGTTAATTCAATAAAACCTTCCCTCAATCCGTTATGAATAAGCTTGGGTTCGCCTGTCAACATTGCATAATAGATTTTCTCAGATTCATTATTAAACCAAAGGGGGCAATAGAAATCCGTCCATAACCATCTTGCAATAGCTCGAATATTATTTCTATCTCTCCAGTCTTTAATCCAAATAGCCATAGAAAAAGAGAGTGGCTCAATCTCCACTCCCTTAAAGTAACGCTTTTTTCCTTTAAAAACAGACGTATCAATTATATTCCTTGAAGGAAGGAATGTCTCTTCGTAAAGTCCACTGCTTGGATTAATCATCATTACTCCCATATCCTCAGAGGATATCCCATTGAAAGTAAAACTAGTGTTTTCGAGCATTATTTCACTCCTTTCTTAACTCTCAAATCATTCCAAATATCTTTTGCAAAATTACTAGCAGTTGTTTTATTGGCAATCATTTCCCCAATTTCAAAATTGAATTCATATGTATCACCCCCCATACTAGCTACATTACTAATTAAGCTCGTAGGATTACTAATGGTATGTATCATTGGTGTGAAGAAGTTTGCGGCTCGTTCCATTATATCTGACATATCTAATAGGCGTTTTGTATCAATAGGGGAGTTAATTAATTCATTAGGATGAACAATTATCTCTTTGCCTCCCTTACCATCAATACCATTTCCACTCCATTTTGTCATACCTCCATGTAAAGCAGAGGCTTTATTTTCTAATAGTAATTTTGCCCAATTTTTTAATTCATTTTGCATTTCTGTACTATCAAAAATAGTATAATTTTTCATGACAAAGTTACCTAAACGTACCAAATCTTCATTACTTAATTTACTTTTTTCAGTATTGTAACTGGAATTTGTTTCAATAGAAGAGCCTGTATCACGTCCTTCTTTTGCAATCTTATGAGCTTTTTCACGAATATTATTCGCTCTGACAGGAGTTGCAATGCTAGCTAATACATCTGTCATATATTTCCCCATAATTACTTTAAAGTCAGCATCAGATAAATATCTAATTTGTGAAGTTGAATTTGTGTTTTGAGGAAGTTCATCTGGTGAATAGTTCATTCCAGATAAATAGTATTGTTTTGCTAAATCTTTAATCTTTTCTTGATATTTGGGTGTCATAACAACAGTAGCATTGCTTTCTAAAAATTTACTGAATGCTGTTAAATCGGACTTAGATAAACTGTTAATTATACTATCAAATGAATCTGTAGCTTTAATTTCAGAGCCATTTTCACGACCTTGTGAGGCAAGTGTATGAGCTTTTTCACGAATATTAGCAGCTCTTATCGGATTATCAACTTCTACTGCTAATTTATCAGTTAGATATTTTCCTAGTAAAACCTGCATATCTCCAAGAGTGAGTTTACTATTTTTAATAGAATTTTGATACGAAGAATCATTGTCAGCAGAAGAGCCATAAATACCTGTAGGAATAGTAGAATTCTGTACAAGCGTCATGAGGTTCATAGCTTCTTTTAGTGTATCAATAATATTTTGACGGATAGTTAGACCAACTGTTTTCATAGTTCCATCTAAAGTGTTTCCTAATTCTGGCATGGTCGTCTCTAGCCAGTCTATGAAACCACCGAATTCCAAACGGATATTTTCGAAGTTACCACTAACAATATCTTCACGAATTTGTGCAAACTTTCGTTCATAGTTTAATAAATCATTGTAATGCTGTTCCCAATAACTCTTTAGGTCATCTATACGTTTCAATTCTTGATTATGATAGTCATCTTCAACTTTGGATTTATCCTCAATCTCTTTGTCTTTCATTTCAAGAAGATCATTTAGACTTTGCTTCTGTAGTTCTATATCTCGATCATGACGTTTTTCTTGAATGTTCTCTTCAATGTTGAAGAGTTGCTCTTCAAGTTTTTTACGTTTAGACTTTGCCTCATGACTATCATCGAGAGAGAGGAGAGCAATTTGACGCTGAATATCATTTTTCTCCTTCTCTAATTTGTCAATATCCATCGAGTAATCCCGTTCAGCTTCTTGTCGATCAATTAATCGAAGTCGTTCTTCTATAGCTTCTCGAAATTTATTTCTCTCATCGTCAATATTTTTCATGACATTTTCATGACGCTTATTTTCAGCTTCATTTTCTAAATCATATTGGCGAATAACGGCATCTTTTTGTTCCTGAAGGTAATCTTTATATACCTTGATTAGCGTTTCTGCCAAGTCCTTTTTTTGTTTAATAATTTTAGATTCTATTTGTGTTTCTGTTTTAAGTAATTCCGATTCCTTATTTTTTACTTCTAGATTATAATTTTGAAGATCTTCTTTTAACGCTTTAATATCATCAGGATTAAACTCATCACTTCTTAATTGATTTTGGGTAACTATTATTTTGTTATTAATTAGTTGAATTATATCCTTTAAATCTTCAACTTGTGAATATAGCTCCTTTAATACATCTCCAGAGCGCTCTAATTCTTTAACTTTTGCTTCGTTTTCAGTCATTGAATCGCTCACAGTTTCATACATGGACTGAATGATTTTGCTTTGTTGCAGTTTGAACTCTTTTTCATTAATTTTTTCATCGAATCTTGTTTGAAGATTAACGATAATCTCATAATTCCTATGACGTAATTCAACTGATAAATCTTGAATTTGAACAGTTAATGCAGCATATTTTTCTTTTAATTGCTCTAAAATTTCTCCTGAATATTTACCGGATTTTATTTGAGCTTCTAAATACTTTAATTCATTTTTATTAATAGCTTGCTTCTTCTCCATATGAGAAGTAATCGATTGAAGAGTTTGAATGTAAGCATTGGAATTAGAATCTAGTTCTTTCAGCTTGGAGCTTTCAAGTTCGATTTTGGAGTCCTCGGTTTTGCGCTGAGCTTCGTATACATCTAAATAAGCCAGAGACATCTCACCTAATGCTGAATTAACAGAATGCATTTCAGTTTTGAGTTCTAACATTCGATTTGAATATTCTTCTACAGTTTGACTATTTAAACCTTTTGTAGTAATTATCTTTTCTAAAAATTCTAGCTCCTGCTGATTGACTGCTTGTTTTTGCTCCAAATACTTTGTTTGCAAATCCAATGTTTTAGTGTATCTGTCAGATGATTTATCTACTAATTTTAATTTTTCTTCTTCATGAGATAGATTAGCATCGATAACAGAACGTTTACGATCAAATTTTTCTAAATTTGTATCAAGATCTCTTTTTTCTAAATCTGTAATGGTTAATTTCTGTTGAAGAATATTATTTGATAGGGAATTTAATTCTGAAGTAGCTTGATCAATAGCCTGCTGTGATGTGTCAATAGCAGTATAATTTGTAGAACTTACAGTGCCTGATTTTGCATTATTTAAGTAATCAATGGGGTTGATCGGTACATTTCCATTTTTATTAATTTCATAATGTAAATGTGGACCAGTGCTTTTACCAGTTGAGCCAACAGTTCCTATTTGCTGCCCTACTTCGATTGTTGAACCTAATTTAGCAACGGCTTTATCTAAATGAGCGTAAATATGTTTTAAATTATTAGCATCTTGAATAACAACGATATTACCATAGGATGAAGGATAGTCATTATCTTCTGCTCGACCACTAGCAATTACTTTGCCACTAATATTTGCATCTACCTTAGTTCCTCGTGACATAGCAATATCTATGCCACGATGATTATCTAATTCACCGTTTAACATTCTATTTCCAAAGTTACTTGATATTTTACCCGACCAACCACTTAGCTTTTGAGATGTAGTAGTTGTGGAAGCATTTGAAACAGTGCCTGTCTTATTAATTTTTCCAGAAGAAATTTGAGATTTAAGAGATTTTTCTTGGTTTTCAAGTAAATTTAATTTATCCCTTTCAAGCGCAAGTTGAGCCTGCAGTGATTTTCGATATTCATCAGAATGCTTTGGAAAATTAGATTGAACTTTTACTTGTTTTTCAATTTCAGAATTAAGCTTTTCTAAAGATTTTTTAAATGTGTCTGTAATATAGACGGAATCTTTTGTCGCTGAATTAGAAGATTTTGAGGCATTTTTTGAAGACTTTATGGAAGTAGTAAATCCATCAATCTCTGCAATATTAGAATCGAAATCCATAGTTAAACTATTTAATTCTTCTTTATAGTTTCTAATATTACTTTCTACCACTAATTGTTGTGCCGCCATACCTAATCCAAGCGGTCCACTCATTTGACCAATTAATTTTGATGTAATTTCATTGGCTTTAACATAATTTCCTAACATCATAATTTCTCTTTTGATATTTAGAATTTTTAATTTAGTAGCTTGGGTAGAGGATAGCAACATTTCTTGATCAGCAGTTAATTTTCCATCACGAGCTAATTTATATCCATTTAACAGTGCTTCATTCGCCTTGTTCTCAGCTTCAATTGCTTTTATCTTTTCCTCATTTAGCTTAATAGCTTTACCGTCCATATCAAGTAAAGTGGGATAATTTGAATTTAAGCTATTTATTACTCCGTTCCTAGTGTGCATTACGTTTACAAGACGCTGCTCTTCAGCTGTTAAATTCCCTTTTTGACTAAGGTTTCGAATCTCTTCTTCTGTATAACCCTTCAATTGATTAGTTAACATCTGATATTGGAATAATAAATCTGAAGTGTCATTTACTTTTTTCTGAGATACACCTGCTAGTTGTTCATAAATTGTTGTAAGTTTTTCTGTTTCTTTGTTGTAATCAAGCATTTTTTCTTTTGCTTCAGCTAATGTTAAATTATTGGTTTTCATTTCCACAGACAGTTTCTTTTGAGTTGCAATTGTGTCATCGTAATGTAAATTTAGTGATTTCATAATGCTACTTACTTCTTCTTCACTTAAGCCTAGCCCAGTTAATTCAGCTTTAACATTAGACAGCTTATCTTTAGCTTTACTTGCCATTGAGTTAAACGTTTCAGATGTAGCATTCTCCATATTTTGAAAGGAACCTATAACATCATTTATTAATGTAGAGGCATTTTCGTTTGAAAATAATGATGTTAATGATTCTTGCAAAGTATCTAAATCGGATGTATTCGCAGCAGCAATTAATTGAGCAGCAAAACCTTCAGCATTGTTTTTAACACTGTCTGTTAATTTATCGTTTTCATTGATAACTTCAGCGATATTTGATATATAGTCATTTTTTTGAGCTAAAACATTTTGATTAAGCTCAGATTCGGTTTTAATAATTTCTTCTTTATGATACTTGAGAGCATCGCTTAGTTCTTTGTAATCATCTGCAAGTTTTTTATTCCCGCTTTTCTCAGCATCAGATTGAAGTTTGTCGAATTTCTTTATTTTATCTTCAAAATCTTCTGGAGAATCTAGCATCGGTTTATGATTATATCCATAAAACATTTCTTTTGTTGGTAAACTTTTAGCTTTTTTTCTTAAATCCTTTGCAGCATCATTTAGTTTACTGTCATACTCATCCTCTAAGTCAGAAATAGCACCTTTTCGGGTTTTTATATCTTCATTGCGTTTTTCTTTGGTAGCTTCACCAGCAATTTGCGTTTCTAAAGCCTGCTGTTCTTTCAGAAGTTCAATTTTTACTTTTAGAGCCTCTGAAGAGCCAATTATTTTATTACCATATTCATCTTCATGGGCAACAATATGAGGTAAGAGTTCACCAAGCCGATTAGAAATATCCTGATATTCTGCAAAGACAGTAGGATCAGCATTTCCTAACGCCATTGATTTTTCTAATTGTGCATATTTATTTATCTGCCCATCGATTTCTTTTGCGTTTGATGTATAGGCGTTCAATATTTCATGTTCTTCAGTCTTTAATTCCTCAAGCTTTTGTTTTGCTTTTTCTTTATGTTCCAAAAATTTACCTATTGCAAACTCACTAAAACCTAAGACGATTCCAGCTATATTAAATCCTCTAATTGCCTTAGGAGAAAAAGTTGTACCGCTAACTTCTTCTGCAAATGTTTTAAAGGTGGATGCTTGACCCATCCAACTCGTTATAGTAGATATTGACACAGTAGCACTTTGAGCTGCAGCTGCTGTATTTTTTCCGAAGGCCTCGATACCTTGGTTAATCTTTTCTAGTTGTTGTGGGATGTCTGATAATCCTGCTATGTTTAAGCCTTCACCAAGCTGAATATTGGATAACTGGGTGTTTAAATCTGTTATCTGAGAAGTTAGTTGCTCAAAGTCGGCTGTATCTGCGTAGGCCTTATTTAATTCATATATTGAATATAAATTGGATTCTAAAGCTTGTAGATTTGCGAGCGTTTCTTGAACACCCTCAAATTGAATATGATTTACACTGATTGTTTCTACTTCTGTTTTTAGCTTAGTGACAATATTTTCTAATGCTCGTAGGTCACCAGCTGGGGTTTTTGCTAGCTGTTTGTAAAATTTACTGACATTGATGTTGGCATCACCAAATGCTTGAGAAAGGGAGTTAATTGATTTCACAGAGTGAGAAATCTGCTCCTTCAATTCATCAAAAAATGTGAGAGAAGGGGTTGAGCCACTTCCGATTGCTTGATATTTTTGGTTAACGCTCTGTAGCTGTTGCTCTAGGGCTTGTAATTGTTTTTCAAACTCTCCTAATATTTGAGTGTTAGGTCCGTTTACATCTAAATTCATTTTAATAGCAGGTATGTTTTTTAATCTTTTGATGTATGTCTGTATATTTTTTTTTGAAATATCGTCATTGATACCTAGAGCAGCTAATAGCTCTATTGGTTTTGTTTGTCCACCACCAGTACTCAATCGATTTTCCCTCCTAATTTTAGATAACCGATCAATACAAGGCAGTGATCGATTCATCTTTCTTTATTGTTGTATAAAACAGTAAATATCCTAAAATATTCAAATACCCACCCAAAGAAGGTAGGGGAGTAGTTCAAAATTTTAACTATTTATAGGCAGAGGCTAAAAATCATCTGAAGTCCCTTCGGTGTTCTTAGCAGCAGTTGCTTGTAAAATATTGAAGTACTCTTTTTCCATTTCTAAAAATTTAATGCTTAAGTGCAATCGTTTATTAATTTCCTCTAATGCATTGGAGATTTCCTGCATGGAGAACATTTTTGTTAAAAATATGTCGTACCAGCCAATATCCACGAGATAATTCATTGTGGCAAAATGTGTTTCAATGGGTTTATCCTTTAATTCACTTTGTAAATCTGTAAAATGCTTAATGATTAAAAAGAAGATATAATTATTTAACTCATAATCATTTTCAAAATATTCAAGCTTATGTTGCTGAGCATATTCCAGCGAATTCGCTAAATCATTGATCAATATCGTAATTTTACGTTTACTAAACTTTGGATAGTAATAGATGAACTTTCCTTGTTCTTTATCGATATAAAACTTTTGCTTCTTATTTATGGCATCAGCACTTTTTTGAATATCCGCTAACGTTAATTTTGTTTCACGTTTTGTCATTTTTAAGCTCCTTTTATGTTCAATAGAAAGGGTAGAGAATTTAATCTCTACCCATTTTACATTAATTTATTTAAATAATATCTACGGCAATAGTTTCAATGAATGTTCCATCGTTTACTTCAATCATTGTTTGATCATTTGCTTTTGCGGAGGCACCTAACGTTACGACACCATCTGCATTAACACTTGCAATTGCTGGGGCTTTAGATGTCCACGTTAAATCACTATTTTGTAAAAGTACATTGCTATAGCCTGCACCACGAATACCTAATACTGAAATACGTTGAGAATCACCGGCAACAGCAGAATCTAGAACTAGACGTGATGGATTTGCAGCTAATGCAGTAAATTGTACTTTTTCCTCAGATAAATTTCGTAGCTTAATATATGCATAGTTTCCTTTTTTATCTGCAAGTGAGCTACCTGCTAGGGAGGAAGATGCTACACCTTCATGCGTCATTGAAATTTCAACGGCTCCATTCGGCTTGAAGTTTGGTACTTCAATAATGACTTCACCTGTTTTACCATTATTCGAACGGATATCTACATTTAATTCCATACGTACAGCCTTAGGGAAGGAATCAGCAGAGATTTCAATTGTATCCATCATCTCCTGAACAGCATAGACCACCTGTACTTCCTTACCAGCTAATGCAGGAACCGTAATTTCTTTGCCAGCAGGTGCATATTGTGTGAATGTGCCGTTTAGCTGCTCAACATGGACCTGACCAATAGGTGTTTCGGCAAGCGTACCTTTACCATTGGCATCAAGTAAAATAATTTCGTCTGTGTAGTACTCAGCCAACTGGTGATTAATTTCTGTACCATTTTGTAAAGCGATATAGGCAGTGTCGAAAGCAGCATCCTCAATAGAGAATGTTAATTCCTTTTGATAGTTTAGCTCATATACCTTTTTAGAGCCTTTTCCAGCATGGATGGCCTGTGTTTGAATAGCCTGAGTCATGGATGAATTTAGTAATGTTTTACCATTTAGAATTAATTCATCTGTTAAGCGATCAAATAAACGAACATTTGCTACTGAAGTTAAAAATTGATTTTGTTGTGTCATAAAAGATTACCGTCCTTTTTGTAATTGTTTTTTATTTTAACTAGAGGCAAGCCCTAGTTTTTTCATTTGTTGATCAAATGCTGATTTTGTGATAATGACATCCTCATTTTTCTTTGGCTCCTCGATATGACTTAGCCAGTGAGGAAGCTCTTGCTCATTTTTAAATTCAACCATGCCCGAGTATCGAGCATTGAGAATGGCATCACTGCTTACCATATAGTCCATTCGAATTAATCCTTTATGGAATTGGTAAAGCGTTAATTGTTCAATTTCATGGTAGGGGAGTCCAGATTTACAATGATAAGCTATAATTTGCTGCTCTAAGTCAGCCTGCTTTGTTTTTCTTTTTGCCATAAATGCCCGTGCTTCCTGAATGGCTTTCTTTGTATCTGGATCGATAAATTCATCCTCTAAATCAATTAGATTTTGCTCACTAATAAAAGTTTTAATTTTATCAAAATCACGCTCATGCAATGAAATGCCATTGACCGTTATCAAGATCATACCTTTTTCATTTATCGATATTTGTATGTCCTCTGTTTTAAAGACTAGACGGTATAAGGCCATTAATTTTTCAAGCAAGATTTGTCCATCCTCATTCTGCGTCATCGTGAGCAAAAATAATAAGTAAGACATTCTGACGATTTCAGGCTGTTGAAAGTCGTTTTTAGGTAAAAGTAAGCACTGTACAGCCTCATAAAATTCATCTGCATCCTTCATTTGTACAGGGTAAATAGTTAATCCTTTATATGTAATTGGTTTTCCAAATGCCTTTTTAGTGACCATATTCATGATTTTAATCCCATAGGCTGTTGTCCAGAGGGCATGATGTAGATCCAACGATAACCAACAAAGCCATTTGGAACAGTTGTGATTGGGAGCCCACTATGGAATCTTAAATCCCCAAATTCTTCAATGTCCTCCTGAAACAATACCTCATTTAGTGCCTCACCAAGCCAATCTAGTCGAAAATCAATATTGTTGGCAGAAGCAGGGGTATAAATATCAAAGATATATTGCTGGTTGCTTGAATATGGATTATCTGTAAATTGGTTGATGTTTTTTAGATAATTTTTTTGAGGCATACGTGAACCCGTGTAGAAACAAATTCTACAAGTATTTGTTTCTAACGCTAAATCACTAGTTTTATCACCGATAACTATTACATTTTGAAGAATACGGTCTTTCTCAGGTAATTGAGAGACATTCATTTTTAAAGGATCGAGGGGATCATCCTGTGAATCTTTGGGCAGGTAATATAGTAAACGGAGGAGCTTCTCATCATTTACTAATGAGTGATAAAATTCAGTTATTGTTTTTACGATTTTCATTCTCCTTTATCCTCCTAAAGAAGAGTGCTATTTTTGAAGGTTTTAATATAGAAAAAAGGATAATATTTGTTTTTTACATTAATTTATTCATACAATAGGCATCGCCTTCTTTCATGTATTATAAAAGATTGTCAAAAGAGGTCTACTACTTATTTTTCCTCTATTTATATGAAACCTTCATGATGGGGCTGTAAACTATACAGCCCGATTAGAAAATTTCATAATTTGCATTAATTCACTTATTAGATAAAATCCTCTTCCACATCTTCAATCCCAAAGCTAATCGCTTCAAAATAGGAGATACCTGAAAATGTATTATGTCTGCTAGAGCCCTTAGCCATCTCTTTTAGCTTGTGATGAGAAAGCACGTAATTATCCTGTAAGCGATGGTGCGTATTGCGATTTCTCAATAGTTTCATAATTTGCCTGCTTCTTTTATGACGCTTTTTCGCTTCTTTCATAAATGTTAAATTCTCTTGTTCAAGTAAAAGTTCATCCCTTGTAAAATATCCTTTAGTTATGTAATAGGCAAGCATGTCTAGAATTATAATTGTATGATAGGTTTGAGCAGTTATGCTAAAATAATCATCTAATGTGATCTTTTCCCCTCGATAAACCACTGTTTCTTTTTCTAAAAGCGATTGTATGTATTGAACTCTATCTTCTATAGGAAGCTCCATACGCAATTCAATGATCGAATTAGGTAATTGTAATTTCATATTATTTCTCCTTCTACATATTATGTTGGCTGGTGCAGGGTAAAATCCACTTTTTTCGCCCAAGCCTATTTTTTGCATTTTTTACATTGTGAATGGAGGAGATCTCTACTGCTGTTATTGACACTAAAAAATTCATCTGTAGCAGGGAGAATATCTTTACATTTACTACAGCTTTTCGTTTTTAACTGTAACTTATTAATATAGGTAGCTTTGCGCCATTGTCGATCATTTTCCTGTTTTATTCGTAAACAAATTGTATTAAATTTACTTCCTACTGTTTTAACAGGTATTCCTAAAATTTTTCCTATAGTATAGTAGGAATAGTCTTGAGCAATATAATGAAGTAATTTAATTTGTTCTTTATTTAAAGATTTTTTAATTAATTCATCTAAATCTGCGAATAAGCTAATCACTTCTGTATTTAATTTCAATGAATTGGTCGCGCATGCCCCTTGATTAAAGCTGGTATCATCGATAGAGCCTCGAAAAGTTAACAGTTCTTTAATAACGATTACATCTGATAGCACAAGTTGACTATACTTTGTATCCTTATATGTTTGATAAGCCATCATAACATCCCCTTTTATTTTTCCAAAATTTATGATTTATCCTATTATAATTCAATTTGAAAATAAATCAATATTTTAAATTAATTCATCTATTAAATATTTAAATGAAATAATTTAAAAATTTACAAATTAAAATTGCTTATGCTACTATTGACTATAGTCAATAGATAAGGGAGCGTGTAGAGGTGAAAGTTGGCAAAACGAAAGAATTATTAATTGAACAAATAAAAGCTAAAATTCCTCTGTTAGTTCAACATAATGGGATTTTAGATGAAATTGCCATACAGCTTAACAAATATAACATAAGCATTGGCAATATTATTGAACTGATAAATGATAGCGATAAACTAATAGAGGCACAGCTACAGGAATTATTATTACTTGGTGAGCAACTTCATTTAAAGTTTGCAGATAGTGACCAAGACTGGATCAATGAATGGCTCAATCCTTCAGAAATTAAAGAGTTGAGAATGTACATAAAAGAATCACCTTATGAAGAAATTATCACTTTACCATATACCTTCGAGAACGTTTTAAAAACAGGGCACAATGAGTATGCAGCGATTATCCCCAATTCAATTATTGGTAAGCTGTGGATGAGTGGGATCACCATGTATAATCCCAATATTCAGCGACAGGCAAAAAGAAGAGAGTCAAAAACGAAATAATCGAGGTTATGAATTTAAATCCTAAATCTTTGCGCGAGATTGAAAAACAAACGTTAGATGGAGATTTAATAACTTCAACACTACGCTATAATGCTAAAGTTGGCACTGGGGAGGATGGTGTTGAATTAATTTATGATGAAAGAGAAAAAACGCTCACATTGCTAGAGGGCACACAAATAGATGTTTTAGATGGAGCCCACCGAACATTTTCTATTTATAATGCCTATATGAAGAAGGTTGATTTGGAGGGGACTATGATTGTGATTTTTTCGAATATGACGGAGGCACAATGTAAAAGAGTCCAGGTCGATATGGCAAAAGCCAATCCAATCCCTAAACCGAGATTACAGGAACTAGCAAAGGATAAATTAGCCGATGAGGTTGTTATTGAATTAAAGGCGGGTGGGGAATTAAAGGGAAGAATTACTTCCAATTCAAATGTTAAATATTCATATGGGGAAGTTGTTACTTTCTCAGAATTGTCGGATGCCATCGATCATAGCTTCCATCTAGAGAATCGTCTAGAAGTCATAGAGGCTGCTAAGGTGATAAATGACTATATGATATATCTTTTCGCCTATTATAAATCAAATTTATCAGATAAAAGCTCTTTAATGTTTAAGAGTAGAATGTTCATAGGTCATATTGAATTAGCAGCTAGTATGTTTGAGTATAAAATTCCCTTTGATAATTTACGTCTTTACCTCAATAAAATGGATTTTTCAATGGATAATCCATTATGGGAGGAAATTGGAATTCTTAAATATGGGAGCATGAGTGCACGTAGCAGAACTAAAATTCAAAAAGTATTTCAACATTTACTAAAAGAATGAGGTGTAAAAAATGATACTTAAAGATAATGTTTTTAATAAAGATATTAAAGAGTGGTATTTAACTTCATTAGATATCCAAGAAAATAGTTTAACTACTTATTTATCATTATTTAATAAAGCAACGATTCTCGAAAATCAAAAAAGTAAAGATATATTTGATATGAATAAGGTAGAGCTTGAAGAGTTATTTTACAGCTTGAAATCGCCTAGTCCACAATCGTTAAGTGCGTCGATTGGTTTCATCATTAGATATATTGAATGGGCGATAGCTAATGGCTATTCGAATAATCGCTCACAACGACTTCCAGGCAGTATTACTATGGAATATTGCAGTACATTTGTCTATAAAGCTTCCATTATACGTTATACGAAAGAGCAATTATTTGGCTATATGAACCTGTTTGATGATCAAAGACATGCTGTATTTCTTCTCTGTTTATTTGAGGGAATTAAGGGGGAAGGCTATAGTGAAATCTTAAATCTAAAAATGGCTGATTTAGAAAATAGCAATGGGGTATACTTGGCAAAACTGACGAATAATAAGGGATATAGCAGGATTATTGAAATTTCAGATGATCTTTATTGGAGGCTAGAAAAATTAGATAAGGTTTCCTCTACCAGTATGCAGCCAAAACAGGGACAAAAATATTTTTCCGATAGTACTTATATTTTTAAGAAGGCAAATTCAAAGAGTGAGGATATCCAATTAAGGGCATCCTTTGGCAATAGAGCATTGGATTTAGCGAAAGTAATTTTTGATAATAATAATTTGATAGCAAGTACGATACAGGTATCTGGAATGATGTGGTATGTTTGGGAATTGATTCGCCAGAATGAGGTGAAAGTAGTCAATAAAGAAATATTAGAGAAGGTTGCTAGTAAATATGATACTGGGTATGTGGATAAAAATAACCAGTATGTTAGTTACTCCATACTTCGGCATAAAATAGACTTAGATTTTATAAATACAAACTATGGACAGATAAGAATGGACATTTAGAACTGGTTGAATACCAGTTTTTTTTATTTACATATAATACTACATTCTAAATAATTGTAAATATTCTCTAAAAATAGACTTGAAAACGAACAAATGTTCGTGATAGAATGAAAACAAGCTATTTTTGTATGGTGTCGGTCCATACAATTTTAAAGGGGGATGTAAATGAATGTAAGAGAAACGACGGCAGTATTAGAATTGGTACTTTACAATGATCGTGATATTTCCGAGGAGCTTATGAGAGATTTCTACGGGGGTATAACGAATGTAATTTTAAATGATGAAGGAGGACATGCTCTCGAATGCCAATGTATGGATAGTTCAGTAACTAGTTTAATACTGATGGATAAACAGACGGAGGTGGAGGATCAATTAATAACGGGGATAGGTGATAGAAAGTTTATTTATAAAAAGTCATCAAATTGGGAAATCCATTTTGACAGCTTAGTTCAATTAGATGGAGATCAAGAAAATATTTATTGTGTCGTCGAATTTCAACATATTATTTATTTATACAATGGATTTCAACGAAAATCTATTATTGATAAAACAATCACATCTTTGAAAGGTCTCAAAGAATATTTAGATATTCACTACCCTGCTTATAAAATTCTCGAAAGGATTTAGAGAGAAACTTTGGGGGAAATCTAAAAAATGAGGTGTTACGCTTGGACAAGCATTTAATGAAAGAACTAGCATCTGAGATTGTCGAGCAATCGAGAGGAAGAATTAGCATGTTAGAGGCTGAAGCACTTGCAATTGTTTCCATCAGTAAGATGAAGAATTGTACATCGACAAACTATAAGGAAAAAGTCATTCAAAAAATAATTAATAACTATGCATAA